CGCTTTTGATGATTTGATGTTGCAACATTCGGGGAGTGAGGAATCAACAGCCCCGAAATGCAATATCAACAGCCCCGAAATGCAAAATCAACATTCGGGGAGTGAGGAATCAACAGCCGTTATAAGAACAGAAGATTTAACAGAAGATTTAACAGTAAATACCCCCTTACCCCCAAACGCCGCAGATGAGGGAAACGGTTTGAACGCTGGCGCGTTTGTTCCCGCTGACGCGGGAACGTGCAAGCAGGGTGAAGACGGGGTTTTGCAGGAGGAAACCACCGTTACGCCAGCCCTGAAGACAAACCGTGCGGAAGGAAATACGCGGCGTAGCCGGTACAACCAAGTGCCATGCCAAGACATTGCAGACTGCTACAACGAGATTTTAGGCGGTTGCCTGCCAAGGGTGCAGCTGCTGTCGGAAGCGAGGAAGCGGGCTATTGCCGCCCGCTGGTTCGAAGTGATGGGGACAAAAGCCCCAAACGGCAAAGTCCGATTTGAGAACGCTGAAGACGGCGTGAAATGGTTTGCATCGGTTTTCCGCAAAATCACCAAGAACGCGTTTTGGATGGGCGACAACCAATCAGGCTTCGCGGTTAATTTTGACTGGATTTTCAAGCCGACCAACTTTCTGAAAGTCCTGGAATGGCATCCGCCAAGAAGCTGACGGGGAAATGAAATGAACGAAATCGAAGAAATGCAGGTTGTCGAATCGCTGACAAACCTTGAGGCCGAGCAAACAGTGTTGGGGGCAATCCTGATTGAGCCTGTTGCGATTGTGAAGTGTGCCGCACTGACCCCTGAAAAGTTTTATCAGGCGCAGCACAGGGTGATTTACCGCGCACTGTTGGACATGACGGCCGCCGGCGAGCCGATCGATATCATCACGCTAAATGACAAGCTGGAGGCGAGGGGGGAGGCGGAAAACGCAGGAGGCTTGGCCTATCTGATTGAGTTGCAGCAAAACACGCCGTCTGCCGCGAATATTGCCCAATACGCCAAAATCGTAAACGACAGGTACATCGTGCGAGGGCTGCTGAAGGTGTCGTCGGAAATCGAAAAAATCGCATTGGCCAAAGACGGCAGGGACGTTTCCCAAAAGCTTAACGCGGCAGCCGACAGTTTGGCAGAGGTTGGGAAAAATGCAGTGCAACGCGGGAATAAAACCTTTCTCGAGACGCTGAAAGATTTGGTCGCGGATTTGGATAAACGGCTGGAGGGCGTGCGTTTCGGCTTGCCGACCGGATTGCCGAAGTTGGACGAAATAACCGGCGGCCTGCCTGATGGGAACCTGATTGTAATCGCCGCCCGCCCGTCTATGGGCAAAACCGTGCTGGCTGAAAACATCGCCCGGTACACCTTGAAGCAGGGTAAGACGGTGCATTTCCAAAGCTACGAAATGAATGCGGTGGAGTTGGCCAGACGCGGTGCGGCAGCGGAATGCGGTATCGAGATACACAGCCTGAAGACGGGCAGGCTGACGGATACCGATTATCAGAATTTGAATTTGTACCTGTCCAAAGCGCAAAACTGGCGGCTGGATGTGAACTGCGATTTGTTGAATGTTGATGAACTTTGTTTTTTGGCAAAGGAAAAGAAAATGACAACAGGGCTGGATTTGTTGGTGATTGACCATCTGAACATCATGCCGAGACCGGGAAGAGACGAAGTGACGGAGCTTGGCAACATATCCCGCAGCCTGAAAAACCTTGCTGTCGAACTGAATATTCCCGTCGTGCTGGTTGCCCAGTTGAACAGGGGTAGCGCGAAAGCGGCAGACAAACGCCCGAACATGGCAGACATTCGCGGCAGCGGCGCGGTTGAGCAGGACGCAAACATCATCATCATGCCGCACCGTGAAAGCTATTACGACAATCAAATAAATCCGCATTTGGCGGAGTTGATTATTGCCAAGAACCGAGACGGCGAGATGGGCAGTGTGGTTTGCGGCTGGAAAGGCCAGTTTGCAAGGTTTGAGGATGAACCGGATTTGAACTGGACGCCCCCGCAAAAGGAAAGCAGATGGGGTGATGGCTATGCAGTCTGAAACCTGCCTGCACTGCGCCCATGCCGACTTTCGCGCGGCGGCGGAGCGGGGCTTGAAGGGGTTTTTGGTGTGCACCGTGTCGCGCGAACAAGTGTGGCGCGCACTGAATCCGCAGACGGAATGCGAGAACGGCCGCTTTCAGACGGCCTCTGCGGAAACCGTGCAAAAGCGGGTTGAGTGGCTGGAAAAACGGCACAAGCAAGGAAAACGCCCGGGTAAGCAAGCTTGAAAGACTTTTGAAAACAAACGCCTAATCGGAGCGGGCGGAATAAGCAAGGCCGTCTGACTTGCCCGACGGTGGATAAGTGGCGGTATTTGAACAGGCGTACGGTATGCGAGAGCGGGAAGTTTTAGACGGCCTCCGAAGAGGCGGTGGCAAAACGGATTGAATGGTTTGAGAGGAAAAAATGACAGGAATAGTCGGTTTGATTTGGCTGACGGGCGCGGCGGTTGTCGGGCTGGTGTTGGGGTTGGTTGTGGTTGCGGTGGAAGAGGTTAGGAGGAGGCGGAATGGCTAAGCGTAAATGCAAAGTATGCGGCACGGTGTTTGAAAAGCAGAGGCCGTTGCAGTTTGTCTGCTCCCCAGCCTGCGGGGTGAGGTATCAGCGCGATCAGAAGCGCAAGGCGGCCGTTAAGGCGAAACGTGAGGCCGAGCGCAAGGAGCGGGCGAAGACGGCGGCGATGCGGCACAAGTTGGAAACGATACCGGAACTGACGAAAAAGGCGCAGGCGGCGTTTAACCGCTACATCAGGTTGAGGGACAGGGGCAAGCCTTGCATCAGTTGCGGTAAGCCGTTGGGTGGCGAGCCGAACAGCTACGACGCGGGGCATTACCGCAGTGTGGGCAGTTCGCCGCATTTGCGCTTTGACGAGGGTAATGTGCACGGACAATGCAAGCATTGCAATTGCCATTTGTCGGGCAATGTGGTGGCGTATCGGCAAGGTTTGATTGGGCGTGTCGGGCTGGCTGAAGTGGAACGGATCGAAGCCGATCAATCAGAGAAACATTACGGCAAGCAGGATTTGCGCGAACTGGCGGCGACGTATCGGAAAAAAGTGAGGGAGCTTGAAAAATGCAATCCGTAACCTACCGTCTGCAAATCCAAAATATGCGCCCGCTGATGACGACTATTTGGAATAACCTGCAAGGCTGGCTGAAAGAATCCCCTGATTTGGAAATCAGCATCCGACCGTACAAATCGAAGCGCAGTACCGAGCAGAACCGCCGCCTGTGGAAGATTTATCAGACTTTGGCCGAGCAGGCATGGGTATCCGGCAAACGGTTCAGTCAGGATGCGTGGCATGAATACTGCAAACGCCAATTCATCGGCAGCGAAGAGTTGCCGGACGGTTCGCAAATCGGCATTTCGACCACTACCCTCAATACCGGCGAGATGACCGACTACCAAAACCGCATCCAAGCATGGGCGGCGCAGGAATTTGGCATTATTTGGGAGTTTTGAATGGTAAGGTGTAATGAGGACTTTGGTTTTGTTGCATGAAAAAGGGTTAATCAAGCTATGAATCAGCAAGAATTTGAATTTATGAACGACTTGGCGCGGGCTTTTGAGCGTCGTTACCGTGATACGCGCAGCCGCAACCGGTGCTTGAGCATCGAAAGCCGCTATATGGGGGAGGAGGCTTACCCGCATGAGCCTGAAATCGGCTTGAGATACGGCGAAGATGCCATGTTTCTGACTTTGCAGGCGTGGGCGAAGGTGTCCGCACCGCAACAGGAGGCCGTCCGTATTTCGTTCGGCATCGGCGCGAAGTCGCAGGCGGCCTACGAGGAACGCTTGCAGGCGGAAATCAGGCGGCGCGGCGAGGGGCCCCTGCATTCGCAGACGGATTTAGGTTTGGCCGCGTGGTACGGGGCGATACGGCAGGCAGCAGGGGACGATTTTGATTTGCTGTTTGAGAAGGTTTGATTTTCTTTACGGTTGCGGTATGATTGCGGAAATTAACACTTCTTAATGAAACGGGGTCAGTATGAAAAAAGTGTTTGCTCTTGCCATTAGTGCAATTTTATTGGTCGGATGTACAAATCCAAATGATATTGTTTTGAACTCTAAAGAGGATATAGAAAAACACGCCGAAGATTTTGAAAAACTCTCTAATGAGGATAGACAGCTTCTCGCTGCCTATATTATCCGGGTGGAATTAGGCAGTTTGGGCGGTCAGGATAATAAAGCTGCTTATGGTGTAACTGTAAAAGAGGCCATTGAGAACCAGCGCGTTTTTGCCGCAGAAAAAGAACGAGAAAAAAAAGAGGCAGAAGAAAAGCTTGAAAAACTAAATAAATCTTATGAAATTGGTTTTGGTGGTTTTGAAAAAGTTGATATACCTGGCGTTGGGGATGGCATCAAACTAAAGATGATCTTTAAAAATAATAGTGCCAAACCCGTTTCGGCAATTAGTGGGGATGTGAATTTATCTGTTGAGGGGCTAAACCAATCAAGAGATTTATTACTGGGTGATGAGGTATTTAACCCTGCTGTTGAGGCTGGGCATTCATCTGAAATAAATTTCGTAATAGATACAAACAGCCTTGAGGCTACGAGTATTATGCAAGGAACAGCGGTGGTGAAATTAAAATTTTCAAAATTGACAGTCCTGCACCCTGATGGCTCAATAGAAACAGTTGAATAGATAAAAACCCCTTGCATTCGCAGGGGCGCGTGGTATGTGGCGATAGAGGGGGGTAATAATTTTGATTTTCTATTTTATAAGGTTTGATTTTCTTTTCGGTTACGGTATGATTGCGAGAATTAACACTTCTTAATGAAGTGGGAATTTGCTCAATCAAATTTAACCAAGGGGATTAACATGAATGCAGCGGCTGTAAGTGCGGTATTTAAAGAACGGATTGCTTCCCATGCGGAACATGTCAAGAAGGTTGCACATATCTGTACTACCGAGGAGACAACAAAACAGGCTTTGATTTTGCCTTTATTGGATATTCTAGGTTTTTCGGCATTCGATCCGAATAAGGTTCGGGCGGAATATCAGGCGGATTTTCCAGGTGCAAAATCAGGGGAGAGGGTCGATTACGCATTGTTTTGCAACGGCGCACCGGTTATGTTTATCGAAGCAAAATCATATACCGAGAATTTGTCCAATCATTGTCCGCAGTTGTCGCGTTACTTCAATGCCACGCCTGAAGTAGCCATTTGCGCGATTACCAACGGTCGGGAATGGCGGTTTTTTACCGATTTGACCAATAAGAATATTATGGATTCGGAGCCGTTTTTGACCGTTGATGTTACGATATTGAATGAAAATGATGTGGCGCAACTGTATCAGTTCAGGCACGACAAGTTTCAGCCCGATGCATTGCGAAGCCTTGCAGAAGAAAGCATATACCTGACGGCATTTACAGAATCAATCACAGAAAGCTTGAAAGAGGTGGATTTGGATTTCGTCCGTTATGTGGCGGGAAGGGCGAATATTCAACGGCAGTTTACCCAACGATATTTGGAAAGCATACGTCATATCGTCAAACAGGCTGTTCAAAATACGGTTAGTTCAATGGTTGTGTCGGGGCTGAGTGCGCCGAAAGTGCAGGAGGAGGCCGCCCCTGTTGAGAAGGAGCAGGAAGACCCGACCGCGCCGATTATCGACCCCGAAAACAATAAAATCGTTACCACTTATGCGGAAAGAAGGTTGTTTGATTTGGTCAAATCAATTCTTCCTGATGATGCGAGTATTGAGGCAAAGGATACGGAAAGCTATTTCAGCGTATTGGTTGATGGCAAAAGTAACAGATGGATATTACGGTATTTTGACAACAAACAAAGACCGTCTGTAATCTTCCCTATCGAATTGGAAGAGTCGGATATTTCGAATATCGAACGATGCGGACTTGAGGTGTCAGGCAATCAAGTTATTATTGATACGCCTGAAAACCTGCTTCGTGTTGTTTGGTTGGTTATTGATTCTTACCGATTCTGCTGTGATGACGAGAATTTTAAACGCAAACCCAAATAAGGTAACAAACCCCCTTGCATATGCAGGGGGTTTGTTTTATATTCCCTTCTACGAGGTGTCGAAACCTCTCTGTAAGCGGTATTCACCCCGTCAGCGTGATTTTTTTGCGTCCATAGATTTCCGTTCTTAGTAGTCTTTATCTATGGCCGAGAGGGCGAGGAATACAATACCCGCTAGGGGAATAACTCCAGCCTACTTACAGAGGCTTTCGAACCTCTCGGCCGCCCATCTGGGCAAATTTCGGAAACACTGTAAGGAAACCTATCATGAACGCAATTCAATCTTTCCAATTCAACAACATCCCAGTTTCTTTCCGTGATGACGGATATCTCAATGCGACCATGATCGCATCTCACTTTGGGAAACTCCCTAAAGATTATTTGAAAAGTGAGCAAAATCAACAATATATCTCCGTGCTTGCTGAAAATTTAAGCGTTAGGAGAAAAATCCTAACGAAAGAAAATCAAATAGTTATCGTGAAACGTGGTGGGATCGAACAAGGAACTTGGCTACACCCGAAACTCGCCGTCCACTTCGCCCGCTGGCTCGACCCGAAATTTGCCGTATGGTGCGATGAACAGATTGAGCAGATTCTTTCAGGCAGCCTGCAACCCCAAAGCCCGCGCCAAGCCCTGCCGTCAGGCCTGACCCACGAACAGCAGGCGGAAGTCAAAGCCCTGCACAACATCCTGATCCAGTCCGTGCCGTTTGAGAAACAGAAGGCTTTGGCGATTACCCTGTGGAGCGCGGTCAAATCCAAATTCAAGGTCGGCTACAAAGACGTGCCGCCCGAACAGTTCCCCGAAGTATTGAGCCTGATGGCGCGGGTGGCCGTGGAG